CCACTTGCCGCCTTTCCTGACATAATCGCAATTATCAGCTAAAATGGTGTCACATGAGCACTGACATCATCGTCGCCCTAGTGACCGGATTATGCGCCATCGTGGTCGCAGCGGTCACTTGGGCGCAAAACAGACGCGGCGACCTGAGCGAAGCCTACAGACGGCTCTCGGAAGCCCAATTGAACATGCAGCGGGAAATCGACCGGCAGGACGAAAAGCTTGCCGAATTCATTCAGGAACGCGACGAACTCCGCCGTCAGGACGATTTGAAGACCTCCTACATTCGGTCCATCGGGCATTGGCTGAGCGAACTCTGCAACGTTCTCGACCCCGAGTTTTTGAAACAGTATCCGAAGCCAAGACTCCCAGACGGGCTAAGGAGTACAATAGAACCGTTGGAAAACGAAAATAGTAAGGAGCAGTGAATATTGTTCACTAAGGATTTTTGGGTTGACACGTTGGAACGTGCAATCCGCACCGCATGTCAGGCGGCATTGTCGGCTGGCGTGGTCGGCGGCGTCGGCTTGTTCCAAGTGGATTGGCTGAACGTTTGTGGCATTGCCTTGGTCGCAGCCATCGCCAGCGTGCTGACATCAGTGGCGTCGAGCGGCAAGACCGATTCAATCAGTCCGGCATCCTTCGCAACTTCCGATAAGGCGAAGGTAACTGGCAAGCATATCGCAGATACGGAGGTTTCCGAATAATGAGAATTGTGGACATCAGCAATTGGAAGGCCGACATTGACATTTCCAAGATTGACGCCGATGGCGTGGTGGTCCAGTGCACTTGGGGCGCGGGCGAATGTTCGAACGACCATGGTCTGGTAAATTCCGTGTGGGTCGGCGCGGACGCGAAGATTCAGGCCGCAGCAGCCCGTGGCATGGCGGTCGGATACATGCACTACATTCGCGGCGTCGGTGCTTCGGAGGAAGCGTATTTCTTCGCCGGAAATACCAAGGGCTATTTGAAGAAGTTCGTGCCGTGCATCGACTGGGAGGCGGACGATAACGCCGCTTGGGGCAATCGAGCCTATCTCGACGAATTCCTCTACCAGTACATCCGACTGACCGGCGTGAAGCCGCTCGTGTATGCACAGCGTTCCGAAATCCCGTTCATCAAGGATATTTGCACCAAGCATGATTGCGGTATTTGGGAGGCGTGCTATGCTTCCATGGATGCGGCCGGCTGGCAGGACGCCAGTTCGATTTGGTCGTATGTGGCGTATCCGATGCGTCAGTTCACATCCAACGGCCATATTGGTGGCTATGCCGGTTCGCTTGATTTGAACTATTTCGCTGGCGATAAGGCCGCTTGGGACAGGTATGCGTGTGTCGGCGCGAACACTCCGGTGAATCCGGCTCCGGCGCCGGTGGTTTCCCCGGCTCCGACTGTGGTCGCCACCTCATATGAAGTTGCGGTCGATGCCTTGAACGTGCGTACCGAACCGTCGTTGAAGGGGCAGGTTGTCGCCAGTTACGACCGCGGTCAGAAGGTCGTGTTGGATGGTTGGGGCGCTTATGCTGACGGCTTCCTGTGGGGTCGTTATATCGGCGCTTCTTCGGGCCAGCCGAGGTATGTTGCCATCGGCACTGATTCCGGCAGTGACTGGTATTTGACAATGTGTCGTTGACTGTGATACAATGAGGGCTGTTGGAAGTTTTTCCAGCAGCCCTCCTTTGGTTTCTCCCCAGCCCCCGCAAGGTTCATGCGGGGGTTTTCTCTTTAATCATCCAACAGTACGCATATCATGGTCACTAGGATTGCCGTCGCCGCGTATGCGAGGAAGACGCGCGTGTCCCACGCGCCGCTCACCCACATGATGGCCGCGACGAATCCCAGCAGCGCGATGTCAAAGATGATGACGGTTTTCAGGGTGTCCATTAGAACTTCTCCCCCTGCGCTTCCATCTTCTGCTTCATGCGCCACACCTTATGGTCTACCATGCGCCGCAAGTCGGATGGTTTCAAGCCGTATATTTCGACCAGCAGGTCAAAGCATATCAGCGTGTCGGCCATTTCCTCATACAGGTTTTCGATAAGCTCGTTTCTGCCGACCATATTGGTTAGGTCTTCGGGATTGAAGCGTTTGAGCTTGCTGATTGCCTGAATGAGTTCGGCGCATTCCTCCATGCAGACGGTGGTTTGCGTGTCGGCGCCGTACCGTGCGATGCTTCGCATTTTCACGGCGCTTTCCTGTTCGGGGCTTAGATAGTATTTGCGGCCGTCACGCCAGTCATGCTCAATCGCCACCACGCAACCTCCAACATTTCGCACAATATCCGTTGAACAGCCACATTTCTTTCGTGGTGAGTTTTTTTAGGCAATGCTTGCATAGCGTCGGGTCGAGGTGGGCTAGTCCTCTAATAAGACTCATCTGGATACTCCAATCCTTCCTGTCTGTTTTCGTCCGTCAATGCCGAATCGATTTCCTGCTTGCAGGTTTCGCACAGCATTTCGGGATACCATTCCTCTAATGTCATGTCTCGACCACAGTCGAGGCATTGTCTTGGCGATTTCATATCATACCTCCACCGCGGGCTGCGGAGCGTTCTGATGCTGATAGTGGCCGACCATGCCATAGGGTTTCACGGCCGCATCGTTCAAGTATTCGAACGAGACTTGGCCGATTCGCATGCCGGGCTTCAGCATGATGGGGAAACTGTTCTCGTTCTTCAGCTCGACGGTGATGGTTCCGATGAATCCGGCGTCGATGAATCCTGCGGTCACGTGCGTGCAGAGTCCGAGTCGGCCAAGACTGCTTTTTCCGTCGAATCGTGCCATCATATTGTCTGGTAGGCTGATTTTCTCCACTGTGGCGCCTAGGACGAACTGTCCGGGCTGTAGCGTGTAGTGTCCGTCGATTCTGACGGGCTTGGTGTGAACGCCATGTAGCGTGTGGTCTCTGCCGTCCGCGTAACCGTCTTCCACATCCTTGGCGTAGACGATTATGGTGTCCTGCAAGGTCACGTCATACGAGTTGGGGTTCAACTGTTTTTCCGTGTATGGCAGGATGAGGTCTTGGTATTCCACGCACTGTTCGATGGTGATGTCGTTCAGCATTTTTCTCTCCTTATTCGTCGCAAAGGCGCTGCAACAGTTCGTTGTCGCTTATCGGTTTGATTTCATACAGGTACATTGCGCATGCGGATGGGTTTTCCATATTCGCTTCTGCTGGGAACCGTTCTTTGAGTTCCTGCACGGTCAAGCCGGTTAGCTTGGCGAACATGCTCCACGTCCAAGGGCTGGCCTCATAGTCGCCGAACGGGGTTTCCTCAAGGATGATGGCGTTGCCGAGATGCGTTCCTGTGAAGGCGTCAGTGAATATGAAAGCCACAGTCTCGTATGGCGATTGGGTTTCGCGGAGGATGAAGATTGTCTCCCCGGACTCTATCTTCCGCCATTCCTCACGGCCGACTTTCAGCCTCGTCACATTGCGGTTATCGCTAGTCATTCTCTTCCCCTTCCTGCATGAACGCCAATGCCATCACAAGGTAGGCGATGGCGTCCAGATACGAGTCTTCCTTACTGTGGTCGTATTTGATGCGTTCGATTTTCAGTTCGGCCATCATGATTGCGACATCCACTTCAGCATCGTCGCATCCGAACCACCGTTTGGAAATGTTTTGGAACATGGTGCGCGGATTGCCGTACTCTTCGGCTTTCTCCCCGTTGAGCATGTCATTCACACGGACGAGATTGTCGGCGATGCGCGTGTAGATGCTTTCGTTTTTCACAATAGGCGGGTCGATGAGGATGTCGCTCAGGGTTTTCGGCCCGTGATAGTCGGTTGGAATCGCCTTGTTGACACCTTCCATTACTTCATCCCAATTGTTTTTCCTTGATGATGTCATCGAGGGTTTTCCTTCCTTCTATCACGTCCATGACCTTGCGGTTCCATGTCGTGTCCGGTACGAGTATGCGCTGCCGTCCTTGATAGGGACTGCCGCGTCGCACCAGCCGTCTGTTGGCCTGCTCCCAGTCGGCGTATGTCCATGGGAGGTCGAGCCATATTTGGTCTTTGATGAGATGCTGCAATCCGTCAACGCCGGTGCCCATGGATTGCGGGTTGGCGACTATGAGCCGGTATCCTTCCCGTTCTTTGTCGGTCATGGCGAGGAATGTCTTCGCGTCGGTGCATGGCGTCCAAGTGCGGTAGATTTCGTCTCTTACCGCTTTGAACCGCGTCCATACGAGCAGTGGTGTGTGGTCTTCGCGTCTCTTGGCTTCATCGTATACTGTTTTGATTTTGGACACGCCGAACCAGTAGGATTCTCCACGGTCTTCGGTCTTGTAGGCGAAGCCGTCGTCGAGTTGGGCGAGTTTGACGGCTGCGGCGCTCGCGCTTGCCGCGTACACGTCTTCGGCGAGTTGGTGGGTGTTCGTCCACTGTTCGAGCGCCATATCCTCCTGTTCGGTTTTCGGTGATGGGAGCCATTCGACTTGCGGCAGCGGGTTGCCGCCGCGTCGGATGTCCAATACGAGCTTTTGCAGCTGCTGGCATGCTTCCTCGACCATGGGCTTGGAATACGTGTATTTGACCACTGTACGCCCTTGCACGCTCATCGTGTATGGCTTACCGTATCGCATCCTGAAAGCCCCTAGAGTGCGCCAAGAATCGCCCAACAGGGCCGTCCTGTCCTTGGCGTGCGGATACATGACCACGGTCTGCCCGTACAGGTCTTCCAAATCCTTCGGAGCGGGCGTTCCGGTCAGCATCAGCACGTCCTTGGCAAGGTCGCTGATGCCCTTCACGACTTTGGAACGTCCGCTCCTAGGATTCTTCACCATGTGGCTTTCATCCACGATAAGGCTGAAACCGTCCGGCACCTCACCTAGCTTGGCGGCCATATTGTAGGACACCACGAGGAAACGGTGGTCTTCCGGCCAACCATGCTTGCGATAGTCTTCGATGGTCAGCGCCTTGCCGTGAGACCATTGGCTGATTTGCGGTAGCCACGCGGTCTTCACGACGCTTGCCGGACAGATAACGAGGATATGTTCCGCATCGTCCAGCAGGTCCATGCTGCGTTTCGTCTTGCCTGTTCCTGCCTCGTCGAAGATGAAAGCCCTCACTGTGTTTCCTTCCCGTGTTCGGCTTCCCATGCGGCTATGCGCTCGCGTCCTTCAGGCGTTTCACGCCATCTGCGCCAAGTCTGATAGCATACGCCATGTTCGGCCTTGAATTTCTCCTGCCATTTGCGGCATGCGTCCCGGCTTTCCTCACGATGCTGTTTCCGGTATCGCACCCAATAGTCGAGCATCTTCTCGTGGTTCTCGTTCATCCACTTCTTTTTGAGCTTCCGCTTATGCTCCACCTTTTCCGGCGCCATGTCGGCATAGCGGGTGACTGTGTTCTTTTTCTTGGCGGGAGGCATTGGCTTGGGCTGGCGCATCTGCTCGATGTCAGCCCAAGCGTCGCCGTCAAGCCATTCGGATACGCTACCCTTCATGATGTTCTTCGTGATGGTTGATGGCGTCGATGATGCCTTTGACCACACCGATGAGGATAAGGATGCCCGCCGTGATTCCAAGAATGGACAGGATGGTGGCGAGCAGGTACAGGCAGTTCATCATAAGCTCATGCATTTTTCTTCTCCTTCACTACGCTGAGACGCGTGGTCTTTGATGTTTTCTGGAATGGGGTCAGGTCGGCGGGATGCTGGCTGAAATACGCCTTGTAGTCGGTGGTGGTGCGCGTGGTTTCCGCCAGTCTTGCGACATGTCCGGCGCATGACACTCGTTCGCCGGGGTGTTCACCAAACCATGTGGCAAGCTTTTCCTTCAGCGCCTCGTACCGGTCTTTCGCTTCCAATAGTTCGGCTAACAGCTGTTGTCCGCCATTGTCCGTGTCCGTAGGGTGTGCCGCACGCTCGTATTCCGTCGCATGCTTCTCCAACGCGCCAGCATCCATCACGTCGGGGACGATTACGATGTCGAGCGTTTCCTTGATTCGTTCGGTGATGTAGTCGGCGTTCAGCGTCTCCCATGACGGGGGACGTTGCGCGTAGATGATTTCCGCATAGTCAGCGTCCATCATGCGGGCCTCTATCTGCGCTTGTGCGGAATATTGGTTGTGCTGTTCCGTGGAGAGGAACGCGTAGGATGGTTTGCTTCCGGTCTTCACTTCGACGGTGTGCAGCAGGCCCCCATGGTCGCGGTATGCGGCGTCAAGGGAGACGTGCAGGCGTCCGTCAGTGTAGAAGCTGTTGTCGTACCATGCGAGCTGTCCGTTCTCCAATTTTTCGACAGGAGTGTTCTTGTCGACGATGGCGAGTTGCAGGTGTTCCGCATACAGTTTGACGAGCATTGGCTCCCAGATGCTGCCGAACTGCAATGCCGACTGCACTGCGGGGATGTCAGGCGGGGGTGATGGTAGTTGTCCGGTGGCGATGAAATGCGCGAGACTGGACGCGCCTATCGTTTCCTCGCGTGCTTTGAGCCATGTCTCACGGTCTTTGAAGACGCGGTATGTCAGATTTCTTTCTTCCATTTCATTTTTCCTTCCGAATCGACGATAAGGATGTCGTGGTACATATTCGTCAGGTCAACCCAGTTCCGGTAGAGCAGCATGGTGTCCACGGCTTTCATGCCGTAGAGGAGCATGACGTTCGCGTTACATTCGGCGAGCGCTTTGAGTTCGCGGCATTGGTCTGGGCTTGGCTTGCCTACCGTGCGTTTCAGTTCGATGAACCATACGTTGCCTAGCGTGTCGACGGCGGTCACGTCTGGGAATCCGTTGCGTGAGCGTCCTTCGGTTTTCTGCACGTACCATCCTTGCTGTTCCAAGACTTTGATGAGACGGTTTTGGATGGCCGACTCCAATGGTTCCGGCTTGTGGTTATTCAGTTTCGGCATTGGCGTCATCCTTGATGCGTACTGCGCTGACCCATACAGCGTATGTGCCGTCCGGCTTGCGGCGTGTGACGGCGGCGTAATCGACGGTTGGCTCCGTCCATGCGGCGCGGTGTTTGCGGATATGGCAGGCGATGGCGTTCGCGGTGGTACGTTTCTCGTATGAACGGTATTCGGCCCATCTGCCTAGATTGCGTTTGAGCATCGTATTGAACACGGTGTTTACCCGACTATTGGCGGGGGGGGTGTCTATGAATTTTGTCATTTGTTTTCCTTCGGTTTGAAATATGCTGGCATGATTGATTTCGGCAGGATTCTGCCTTCGCGCTCCAACCGTTTCGCGTGCGGGAACAGCCAGCCGCGCGACACGTTGAGCGCACGCGCGGCTTGGTCGATGTTCGGGCAGGTGGTGAGCGCGTCAATCAGCGTGTCGTCACTGTAGTGGATTGGCGCGTTCATGTCCGGCTAGAATTCCGGTTCCGGCTCTTCGGCACCCTCATCGCCGATGGTCAGCTGCGTGTACGCGCCGAACTTGTGGGGGGCGGGGGTGTTGTTCTTTTCGACCCGAAGCAACTGCACGCCGGTCAGGAAGTAGGCGAGCTTGCCTTCCTTGGTGCTGCCGATTTTGAACGCGACATTGGCGAGCGTGCCGTCGCCCGGCTCTTCGGCCAGTTCCACGTCGTTGGCGTTCTGGTCAACGATGCTGGGCCTCCACTTCGAGGACAGGTTGACGAGCCACTTTCCACGCTGCGGCTGGGTTCCATCCTTGAGGGTGATTAAATCGCCGTCCTTGTAGCGCAGGTTGTCGCCATTGGCGCGCACGCCCAACTGTTTCGCGGCCGCCACGAGTTCCTTATGCACGTCTCCGTTCTTCGGGAAAGCGAGCTGCAACTGGTAGTTCGCTTCGATGCCGCGCTGTTTCGCCGCGTCGGACTGATACTTGTCCTTGATGTGTACGAATCGGATTTCGCCCACCGCTTCGATTTCGAGCATGTTGTTTGCCATTTTGTTTTTTCCTTTCGGTTTTTAGTTGAATTCTTCTGTGAGGGAAGGGCGGGGGAGGGGGGCGGCTGTCTTGCCGTCATCGTCCATCACGGTTGTGAGTCCAAGCAGATGGATTAGGCCGTAGCGTCGATAGTATGTCTCGAAGCTGCCTACCTGCTGGGCCGCGGCCGCTGGATACGTGTAGCTGCTGCTGACCGCCTCGCCATGCTTAACCATGTCCATGAGGTTTTCCCACTCGTGCGCGGACTCGTAGACGGCTATTGTGAGCGTGTTGTACACGGTTGGCATGTCAGTGTCGGCGCCGACTATCTCGCTTGCGCATACCGCGGTCCAGCCTAGGCCGTGTTCCGTCATGCTGTTCTTAACGAGCTGCCAAACGTTGTCCAGCGTGGCGTACTTGTAGCCGTATCCCTCAGTCGTGCGTTTCACCGCTTCCACGGACTGCTGCACTGCCGCGATTCTGCTGAACACGTCGTGTCGTTTATCGTTCGCCATTATTGTTCCTCCTTTTTTCGAGTTCGTGTTCGATAAGCGTTTCGTCTATGGCGAGCCTATACGCGCGTTCAACGATGTCGTCGAAGTCGCGTTGGGTGTGGGGGGTGTGTTCGTTGATTGCGTATCGGGCTATGGTGGCAAGGTTCTTGCCGTCCGGGTTCGCCTTATACGCGTCGATGCGGCTCTGCCACACGTCGTGTCGTCCTTGCAGCCATGCCTCAAGCGCGTTCTGATAGTCCTTGGCCGCGAACGGGATTGCCAAGTCGTATACGATTATGGCGGTTATCACGTCAATTCCGGCTTCAAGCGCCCTATCGGGCAGCATGCTTAGGAATGTTTCGACTCTGGCGGGAAAGTATTCCGAAGGCTTCATTGTTCTACCTCATTTCTTTGATTTCATTGTTTATTATATCAGGGCGCGCCTTGCGACACGCCCGGAAAATTTATCAGACATGCCACCACATGTTAGACACCCATACGCCGCGGGAGAGTTCAATCGGCTCCCCTTCAAGCCACTTGAGACAGCCGTGGGGGGTTATAAGCGCGACATACCCTTGCCCGTCGAACACGCGGTTGTCGTATCCGCTTTCAATCCACACGTCAACCATGTTGCGGGAGTCGGACGCGTACGGGCCAACCTCATAGTCGTATGCGATGCCGTTATGCGCCACATAGCCCCTATCTGTGTGGAATGGATGACAGTTGCGCGGTTCCACCGCGCCATGCGTGGCGAGCCTGAAGTGAATCAGGCACGGGGCGTCACGCAACTGCTGCCAATGGCTGAAGATGAAGCCAACCACTTTCAGCGGGTCAACGTTCTTGAACACCCTCAGGCGCTCGCCATCCCACCAGCTGACACCGCCCCCGTCCTGGTTCGCCTCACTCATGGCTAGGATGTCTTCGGGTTCGGGCATGGCCCCCGGTACGGCTGTCACGATAACACACATTTTGTTTTCCTCCTTAATGGTGGGGGCGGGACGTTCCCGCCCCCGAAGATTTGTCAGCCGCGCGTGGCGGCGATATGCTTGCGGATACGCGCGTAACGTTCGGACAGTTCGGGGCGTCCAGCACGCTTGAGCAGACGCAACGCGGTACGTTCCAGCGGTTCCGCAACCGGCTTGCTGTGTGATGCGCGTGCGATACGGCTGCGGATAACGTTGGCGGTCACACGTGCGGCGGTGTCACCATGCAAGCCGACGTATTCGTATCCGTTCCAAATGTTGTCACCGCTGTGCGCATGGTAGAGGTGGAAGAAGTCAAGAATCGGGGACTTGTCCCCCGCTTCAATCATAACCGTGGCCTGCTGCACGTAGCGGTGCAGCGGACGCAGGTTGCGGGATGGCAGCGCGTAGCAGAGTTCGGGGGCTAGCAGTCGTTCCTCTACGCGCTTGCGGCCACGTTCGCGGCGCTTCTCATGCTTGTCCCATTCGAGCATGGCGGGGAGCGTGTCGCCATGGCCGTGACGTGCGGCGCGCGACGCCTTGACGTTCTTTTCGACGCGGCGGCGGATTTCCGCGGCACGTTCCTTACGCTCGCATTCCTCTTGCATCTTCATGGCGGCCTTGATGCGGCGTGCCTCGCTGAGCCGTTCGGCGAGCGTGCGGCGGGGCGTGTCGGTCACGTTGTCGGCCATGCACGAAGAGTACTGTTCGATGAAGTCGGCTGACACCGTGCCGCGGGGGTGCTTTTCGAAGAAGCGCCACATGGCGCGCGCCCACTTGACAGCCGGGATAAGCTTATGGGCGCTGCCCGCATACCAGCAGTCGAACGTCCGCAGTTCGATGGTATCCGCGTGTTCGTTGTTGACTGCGGTGTGCTTGCCCGTGTACTCGCCATGGCTGAGCGTGCACCAATAGTCGTCGTCGATGTGGCGCATGTTGAGCAGACGGCACTGTGACGCGCTCAGCCCGCGCAGCGCCCAATACCACCGGCTCGCGCATTGGTTGGGCGTGCGGGCCACGTGGATGTGTCCGCCCGCGTTCTCGCCATACTCTGGAATGCCTTCCACGATGCGCTTCAGGGCGGGCAGTTTGGACATGTCGAGGATATTGGACTGCAATTCCACGCCGTTGCGTTCCAGCGACGCGTCCTTGTCCCAACCGGCTATGACGGAAGAGTCTGTCACGTTTTCCACGAAGTCGTCGGACAGTTCGGACTCAAGCTCAATTTCGACGCCGAAGGTGAATTGGTCCCCGTCGCCGAACGCGTACGGGTAGACGTAAGAGGGTTCCTTGCTGTCCATGAACGCTTCCGCGCCGCGGTGCTGCGGGCAATAGTAGCCGTCGCATGTCAGGCTTCCGCCGCAGTAGTCGCACAGCACGGCACAGCAGTCGTACACGTCACAGCTGTAGTAGTCGCCGTCGTCCGGGTCAATCGGCGTGCCGCATTGCGAGCACCATTCCTCTTCGTTGTCGAAATCGCCCGTGTTGTATACGCGGCGCATTTCATCCCCGTTGTTGAAGCGCACGTACAGCTCGTTGCCGACTGCCACGCATTGCGTGTCGCCGTCCGGCCATTGGGCGCGATACGCCTTGAATAGGCGTTGCGCTTTGCCGTCGCGCTTAATCCAATCGGCGTACCGTTCGCCGCCCATGATTGCGATTCGTTCAGCCATCGTTACCACTGCTCCTTAATAGTATGGCCGATATGTTTTCGTGCCCTTGCGGGACTCGAACCCGCATGTGTGCCGCTAGGACTGGACGGTCAGACTGTGAACCAGTCAATCATCCTTAGTGTTTCGTCGTCCGTCGTGCCCTCGCGGGTTATGGCGGTCATGGTTGGTGTGCTGACACACACGATGTAGTCGGCGAGCGGTACGTACCGTACCGTGTTGACGCCTTTGGTTGCGGTGATGTTGCCGTTGCGGCTGTACTTCAGTTCGTACCCGCGTTCGGTCATGTTGTCGATGAATGTTTGCTTTTGCATTTATCCTCCTTGGCTGATACTTTCGGTATACCACTTCGTATACTGTTGTCAATGTCGGCGTGTCGCGTCACAGTTCATTGAGGGTGTACACCTTGCGCCATGCCGTCTCAGCGCCTTCTATCGGGTTGCCGTCCTTGATGGCCTTGCGCAGCCACGGCAGCGTGATGCCCTTGAAAACGTCGTCGGTCTGCGCCAAGAACTCTTTGACGTGCCGCAACGTGGTGGCGCTCAAGTACCTCATGCCGATTTCGACGCGGAAGACCTCTTGTTTGGTGTCCCACGCGCTGACCGGCGTGACCTTGGCGACGACGGTGCCATACGACTTGAGCACCAACTGCGTGCCGTTCTCAGTGCCCCAGCGTTCGACGAACGCTTTGCCGTAGAACGACTGGTGCCCGTCGTACAACGGCTGAAGTTCGAACATTCCTTTGTAACTCATTTCAATCACTCCTTGTGGTTTGTTATTGGTGGCGCCCGTTGCGGGCGCCGGTTGGTTGGGTTGGTTCAGTGAAGCGGCCAAGGCCTGACCGACACCTGCGTGAGCTTGCCATCATGGTAGTGGTAGCGTTCTCCCGTCGAGGTGATGAAGTAGCCCTCGCCACCTTGAATGTAGCCCTTGCCGCTTAGTTCCTTGTTCATGTCGTACCTCCCTTGCTGGTGCTTATAATATACATCAATATGACACTAGGCGTCAAGTCGGCGTGTCGTGAGAACGGTTCTCAATACCAATTAACCAAGTGAACCACGTCAATAAATGAACCACATTAACAAGTCAACACGGTTAAGACATGAACGCAGTTAACACATGAACCACATCAATGGATTAACCACGCTAACAAGTCAACACGGTTAACACATGAACACGGTTAAGCCATCAACGCGATTAATGCATGAACCCGGTTAACACATCAACCCGGTAAACACATCAACCCGGTAAACACATGGGGGAGCGTGCCCCAATACCCCGGGGGGGGTACCGGAAACCGACACGCGCGGGGCCTCACCGCACGCCTTGCCATTTGCGCCGACGAGGGCGAACGGGTCATAGGGCCATCCAGAAGCCATTTTTTGGGGCCTTGGACGGGCTTTCACGCTGAACCCTAGTACTTTTACCTTCCAGCGCTGAAAGAGCCTCAGAGACGCCTTTATTCGACTCGGAGGGAAAGCGCACCTCCGGTAGGTGCGGCCATGGTGGTCGCGCGTGGCCTGCCGTACGTCCGTCGGAGGCGAGCGTGACACCGCCGGTCGGCGGATGGCGACCATGTTGGTGTGGCGGTTCGCCGCAATCCACGGCTGTATGCGGATGCCGTTGTTACGGCGTCGTTCCAACGGTTTCGAGGCGTCGAGCCACCACTACGACCATGTTGGTGGTGGCTGGTGCGACAGGAGCGGCCAAGTGGCGTGCTGGTGTCTTGGTTTTGGCGGATTTCCAACGCTTAGCCTGTGGAAAACTCAAGTTAGGGGCAATAAATTCTGTGAAGGAATTGTGATGGTTTTGGCGAGTTTGACGCAAAATCAGTGGCCCAAATTTTGACTTTTGGCGTGTCAGGGTGTATCACGCGCGCGCACGAGAATGACCCTCCCAAACCCCAATAAATGTAGGATGTAGGTGTAGGTAATAGGGGTATTAGGATTTTTTTTCGGGACTATTTATATATATACGCGTGCGCGCGCGCGTACCGCCGTCGGGATGCGGATGTCGGGTCGAGTCGAAAAAGTGCAAAAAAAAATCCCAGAACACCCGCTTACATTTCCTACATCCTACATTTCCTGTGGAAACCAACGATTTCCGACACGCTGTAGGAGAAGGCTCTTAGCGAGTGTGCTAGGATTGAACCTGTTGGAAATCAACTATACCACAGGAGAAGACCATGAGCCACACCTTCCACAAACCGCAAGACCCACCCACGCTCGACATCAGGCCATACAGGAACATCCCCAACGGACTAGCCCGTGAAGTCAACGGCCTCACCATGGCCGCGCAGACCGGCGAGTACACGTTCACCGACGCGCGACTCCAAACCATCGCCATGCCCGTCATGGACGGCACCGGCAAGCCACGCTGGGACAACGCATACTACGACGCCTTCTGGTCACTCAGAAACGGCGACCTGCGCCTCAGCGAAGACGGCGACACCATGTACGCCCGCGACACCAACTGGCTCGGCGGCGACATGCCCAACACATGGCATCCAATCAGCAGCCTAGCCGAAGAATTCGGCTTCCCCACCGGAAACCACGCCGTCCGCAACCTCGAACCCATGTTCCGAGCCGAAACACTCAAACTCCCACGCCTCACCCGCGGAATGCTGTTCGGCAACACCGCCTTCCACCCGCAAGAAAAACACGCCGTCACGGTCGAAGAGGCCGACGAAAACGGCGCATACCTGTACGTGGACAACAGCCCATGGCTGAACGACGGCAAGAAAACCGCCGAACTCGTCGAACAGGCCAACAAGTTCATCGCCCAACTCACCGCCGACGACGCGAGCCGCGAAAACCTCCTCCGCATGTTCGCCACCCCGTTCCTTGAACCGTACAAGCATCTCTTCTACGTGTTCTACGGGCACGGCGGCGACGGCAAAAGCTTCCTCCTCGGCCGCTTGGGCGACGCCTACCCCGACAAGGCCAGCGGCATCGGCATCAAAGCCCTCAACTCGCCAAGCGTGTTCGAAAGCGGCAACGAAGCGTTGAAACTCGACGGCCGCTACTGGGTGTACGACGAGGAAGGCGACATGCTCACCGACAAGGACATGGGCATCATCAAACGCATCGCCACCGGCGACACCATCCACGCCCGCGGCGTCGGCCGCAACAGCGTCAACGTGCGCTCGCAGGCCACGCTCGTCATCGCAAGCAACCATCCATTGGCGACCAGCAACGGCGACGCCAACACGCGCCGCCTCGTGCCCGTCATGTTCTCCGGCCGCAAAACCCCGCAGCAGATGCAACCATTGGCCAACTTCATCGACCAGTACGGCATGACACCGTTCATGCTCGCGAGCGCCATCCTCTGGGCCGACAAGCCGTTGGACAACGACATCCACCGCGACATCAGCTTCAACGACAGCGAGCAGGAGCTGGACGAACGCACCATGTGGATAGTCAACGAAATCTGCGAGAACGGCTACGCCGACACGCGCCTCTGCCCATACCCCGGCCACGTCAGCGGCGACATGTACAAGATGCTCGGCGTCGGGCTGCGCAGCAAGCGCATCAACGGAAAGGTCTGCTCCGTCCGCGTCGTCATCGACGAGGACCGTTTCGCCCCCTACCACGAACGTTACGAGCAGGAACTGGACGAAACCCGCCTCCCCCTGCTCGAAGACCTGCCCGTACCCGAAATCCAGACCGACATGGAACGGCGTGTCACCGAGGACGGCGAAATCGTCAACGTCAAAGCGCCCGAAGGCTTCAAATTCCACAAGGAGCCGACCGACCCGGCCAATCCGAAAGCCGTCCGCAACTGGAAGAACGGCAAGCAGGAGGATGTCGTGGAAATCGGTCAGGGAGACGTGTACGCGGTCATCCCGCAGCCCGGCAGCATCATCATTGACATGGACGCGCCCAAGGACGACCACAGCCGTCACGGATACGACATCCTCCGACCCATGCTCGAACCCACCCTCATGGTGCATACGCCGACGCATGGCGGCATCCACGCCTACTATCGGCTTCCCGAAGGCTGGACAGGCAAGCTCAAGAACACCAACCATGCCGACGGCATCCCCGTGGACGTGAAGGTGGACGGACGCGGATACGTACTCGGCGCCGGTTCCAACATCGAAGGCGTCGGATTCTACCGGCTGGTAGGCGACGAGACCGACGTGCAGGAGGCGCCCATCGGACTGCTCAACTGGCTCGTCGAACATGGCTACGGCGTCAAACCCATGCCGAAACCCTCCACGGCCAAGGAGAACACGCCGCGCGACGGACGGCCCGACCTCACGCCGGTGCCCGAAGGACGCCGCAACGACACGCTCTACAGGTGGGCTTGGGGACGCCTCCACAACCATGAGGACAACGAAGCCAACATCCACGACGAACTCGTGCTCCGCGGCCACGTCAGCGGACTCGGAGACACCGAAATCGAACGCATCTGGCAGAGCGTGAAGGAAACCGCGTGACGGACCTGATAGGGCGCCTGTGCGACGCCGGCGCGCGGCATGGGGCGGACGTGACAATCCGCCCCACCGGACACGGACTGGCATGCGTCTACGAATGCCCGCGATGCGGGCGAACCCTAGCCGTATGCCATGTGGCCGAAGACGGCCGCATCATGTTCGGCGTGCGGACTAGAATAAGAACCACGCGCATCGTCGGACTGGCATGCGCCATCATCGGAAAAACCCTAGGAAAGGAGCACGAATGCATGACACGTTCCTCACAGTCGCACGCGGAGCAATCGCCGTCATGGTGACTGTCATGCTCGCGTTCGCATGGTTTTGCGAATACGCGAACACGCCAGTGCATTACACGACGATTCAGACCGTCGACGAAGGCGGTTTCGAACATGACTGCTTGGTTGCAACCTACAAGAAGGACATGAAACTTGACTGCACCCATCCAAACGATTGAGAACCAAGCCCGCTCAATCCAAGGAGAACTCGGACGGCACCTCTCCGCACTGCCTGAAGACTTCGACAATCCGAAGACGCTGAAGGCGCGAATGGACTTGCGCAGGGCGTATAATGCTGCTACGGACATCGTGGAACTCACGATGCGGTTAAGACTGGAAAGGCTGATATGAACTTCAAACGACACTTGAACAAGCGAATCCGCCTAGTGGAAGGAACAGACCCGAATGCGACCGGTACCGGAATGGGAGGCTCTGAAGGCTCGACTGGAAGCACAGCGGCCACGGCACAGCAGGAGCCGACAATCACCCAAGCCCAGCTCGACGCCATCATCAGCCGAAAGCTCGCCAAGGAACACGAAAAGCTCGAAGCGGCCCAGAAAGCAGCCGAAGACGCCCGAAAGCTAGCGGAGGAAACCGAGAAGCGCGTCAATGAGGCCCGCGAGAAGGGCATCAGCCTCGGCCTGTTGCAGGCGAAACGCAACGCCATCGCAGAACAGTACGGATTGAGCGCGGAACTACTGCCGGAAGACGAGACACGTCTCGACGAGTTCGAAAAGCAGCTCTCCACGAGCATCAACAGCCGCACGCGCGTTACCCCCGTGACCGTCGAGCCGGCAACCAAGACCCCCGACTGGATGGGAGCCGCACATGCGTGACATCCGAATCCTCAGCATGATGATGCGCGACGAAAACGTTCCAGCGACCCTCTCAATCTTCAACGACGACATAGTGGTGACAACGCCAGCAGAGTTGGATGAAAACGAGAAGGACAAGCTGGTAAAACGTTTTGCCGAGCGCATCCTACAGCTAGGACTCGCAATGCACGACTGGAAGGAAAAGAATTGACCGACGAACTGAAGCCGCTCGCCACCGTCGAAGACACCGAGATATACCTGCGCCACAAAGTGCCCATCGACCTCGTGGACTACGAAGAACGCAAACGCGGAGCCGCATCTAACGTGCTCCGCATGATGTACCGCAACCAAGGCGATGACTTGGACAAGCAGGTCACGGAAGACCCGCTCACCCGCCAAATGGTCGCGGACATCATCGGCGTCAGCGTCGCACAGGACGTAAGCCGCAAGGAATCCATGTCCGACAGCGACACCGACCTGAGCGCGTTCAAAACATTCACCCAAACGGCGGGTGGCTACAGTTTCACCGGCGAATGGCGAGGCAACACGGACGACGTGTTCTTCACCAGCAACCAGCTCAAACAGCTGGGCGTCGGACGCGCCACCATAGCAAGGTTCCAACTCTGATGCGCTACGGACTCAAAACACACGAAATCACCATCACCACCGGCGACGGCCAACACATTGTCAAAGGCATCGTGACCGCGAACGCCACGAGCGAAGACACCGGCACATTCGATAACATGACCGAAGTGAACGCACTCACCGTCCACGTCACCACACCCGACACGCCGCCGGAAATCGTCGGCGGCGAACTCGAATACTATGGAAACACCTACCACGTCACCTCCATCAAACCACCCATCGACCCCGAAAACAGGGTGATGTTCAACCCGTTCAAATGGAGCTTCAACGCGAAGCAGGTGCAATACTGATGGCAAGACTCAAAGGCGCCAAAATCATGGTCGCCGCACCGAACGCGGCGACCAACATCGTGATGCAGTCGGCGGGATTCCAGCAGGAGTCACGCCGCGTCGCATCACGAATCATTCCGCAGCTGCGAATGGACTCATACAGGGGCAAACCGCCATCCATGACCACATACCGCACGCTCAGTAGCTTCAAAGGCACACGCCGAGCCGGAACGGAAATCAAATACTACAAGACGCCGCATTCCGGCGACACGCTGAAAGGATTCGGACTGTGAGCAAAGACAACGAAATCGTCAACGACATCATCGATGGACTGGCCCAACGGCTCGACATGCGCGTATACGACAAGTATCCGACCGTGAAGAACACCGGCCAGTATCCGCTCATCATCGTCACCCGCCAGAACGCGTCCGACATCACCCCATACATCCGACACTTGGACATCGCCGTCACCGTGGTGACACGCGAACTCTCAGGCGGAACCGACAACACGCTCAGCGCCGAAATCGGCGACGCATTGACCGACTGGTACAATCAAAGCCTGTGGGACATCATGGGCGCCCCGCTGCTCAACACCACCGACGTCCAGCCGACCAAAGACGGACGCACGTCCACCGTCTACGACTACCAGTTGGAGTATCTGAGTTGAAGAGCACACAGGAGTCGGTCGAAGACCTCATGGAAATACTTTCACCGGCCGCTAAAGACATCATCACCGACGAACAGGTGCGACAAGCCCAAGCAGCCGCCAGCAGCGGAGACAAGCATCTGGCCGGGAAAGTCTTGGGAGACATCTGGAAGCAGGTCGCGGAAAAATCGGCAGGATTGGGGTTAGAACGACTCGACCCCGACGCCTTCGGCAAGAAAATCGGATGGCTCACAAGCCAGCAGCGTTCCGAGAAAACAGTCAGGGACTTCCTTGCGAAATACAAGCGCGAACTGGCCGTGCAGCCGATGCAGGAGGCGACAAACAACCTGTTCGCCATCGACTCGACAACGGAAGTCGTGCGCGAATCGGTGGGCGAAACCTGCCAATGGTGCCTCGGACTATGCGGAATATGGCATCCATACGACGCGAACCATTACGGCGTCTGGGCGCGACACGCCGGATGTGACTGCAAAATCTACGTAAGGAACAGCCTCACATGACGCCAACCATCAACAACATTGACCCGCAATACCATGAAAGCCCGACGCGCCGCGCCATCATGAAAGCCGAAATGGTACGATGGTGTCGGGAACAACGCCGCCAAATGGCCGAACAGTTAAGGAGGATTTATGGCAGGGAAGACTGAAGAAGCCCTCTCAAGCCGCATGGAACAGGTCAACGGACTCATCGACAAAGCCTACTCGAACATGGAAGAGTACGGGCGGAAAGCCGAAACATCCGACGACGACCGCGAATACTATATGAGCATGGCAAGCAACGCGCAACGAAACTACGTCAGCTTCATGAACCTGCTCATGACCATGACAAAAAACTTCGACGAAGCAGTGAAAGTCGACTCGCACAAAAGCAAGACCACCGCCACCAAAGCGCCGAAAACCACTCTTCAGAAACTCGTAGCGAAGGAAGCGAAACGCTCATGACACTCACCATCGTGGACGAACAGACAATCTCATTCCCATGGATAGAACTCGTCAAGAACGCATACGCCATGCGCGTGCGCGTCACCAACTTCAGCGCGGTCGGCAAACGCAGCTTCACCCGCATCCTCTCCAAAGCGGTCGGCGGCGTCAACTCCTACTTTTTGATGCAGGACGGCGACCCGCTCAGCACCGACTACCTCCCCTCCACAGACCTGCAATTGGAAAAGGTAGCCGCAGTAGGCTTGGACGGACGCTGCTATGACGAGAACGCCGACGAAATCAACGAAAACCTCCGATGCCTCACCCTCAGCCACCCGCCAGTCACCGACCAAGCCATACTGTTGGCGCAACGCGCCATGGTCATCGAAGGACTCATCTCCCAAAACATCGAACACCTCATGCTGCCCGAACCAGTCGTGGTCGGCACCTCCCCCGACGTGGTAATCAAAGCCGACCCGAGCAAGAATCCATCCGACTGGACGAAATTCGACGCCAACGACGACCACGACACCATCGTCCGGCCGGAAGTCAAACGACTCAGCCAATGGGATAACGGACAGCTCAAAACCCTCCTGCAAAACACGGTGCTGAGCTTCCAGATGGAAACCGGACTCCCACCGCAGGATGCGCAGATTTTGGATACGCTCGGAGCGACCACCCAATCGTTGGTGTCGAACCGTGAAAGCTTCGTCAGCCGAATCTATATCATCAAACAGGATTTGAACGCCGTGTTCGAGCCGTTGGGCATCACCCTCGACTACGACCTCACGTTCCCGCAGACCGCGCAGGACATCGCATCCATCGGCGACGCCTACGGCAAGGGCGCCGACGCCGACGTCCTCAAGAAGTATCAGGTGGTGTGACATGCTGGTGAAGAATCCAAATTGGAGGGCGAACGTCCGCCCCACGTCCGACGTGGCAATCATGGCCGCGGAATACGTGAACTGGGGACGTGGGAACGCAATCCTCCCGTTTCAGGTCGAGTTCCTGAACAATGCCTTCCAGCGCAAGAAGGACGGCACTTGGAAATACAAGCGTGTCGCGTTGAACATGCCGCGTCAGAACGGCAAGACGAAAATCCTCACCGCCCCAATCCTCTACTATTTGTTCGTGCTCGGTCTGAACGTGCTCGTCACCGCGCATGAGCAGATTGCCGCCAACAAAATCATGGAGGATTTGAAAGACGCCATCGATTCGAACCCCGAACTGAAAGCCGAAGTCACGCATTTCAGCACCACCATGGGCCGCGAGCGCCTACAGTTGAAGAACGGCGCGTTCGTCCGATTCCGCTCCCGCAAGAGTGCTTCCGCAGGCATGGGCGGCACGTTCGATTTGGTCATCTTCGATGAGGCTCAGGAACTCCGCTCCGAATACGAGGCGATGATTACCAAGACGCTGAAGACGCGCAGAATGGCGATGATAATCTACACGGGCACGCCGTTCCTCCCCTCATCCATTGGAGACACGTTCAACACGTTCCTCGACAACGCCGAAAACGACGACATGTCGTATGCGGTACGCTACGGCATCGACGACGAGACGGCGGACATCGAAGACGAGCAATTGTGGGCGCTCACCAACCCGCTCTATCCCGACGTGATTCCACGCGAAGCGTTCCTCACCGACGTGGCGATAGCCAAACAGGGCGGAGCGGACGGCCTCATAGACTTCCGCATCCAAGACTTGGGCCTGTGGTGGGCGGACAGCATTCCTCCCGCAATCCCAATGGACTTGTGGGACAGCGCATACTCCGACCTGCAACATGACCGCGACACGCTCGTCTACGCGCTCACCTTCGACCCGACCACGAGCACGCTCGCCCTGTCCGTCGCCGCCAGCACCGAAGAGGTGACGGTCGGCTCGCAGCATTACGACAAGTGGGCGTACATCATCGGCGAAATCGTGGACGAACGCCCAACCACCGAATCATGGCAGTGGGTCGTGGATGAGCTGAAGACGCGTCCCCGCAAGACCACGCTCATCTTGGACGCTGGCGGGTTGAACAATCCGATAAGGGACATGCTGCCCCGCGGATTGAACGTCATTCAATTGACCGGCACCGAGTTCCTTGCCTCGCAGCAAGGATTCCTCGACCTGCTGAACGAGGGACGGTTCAAGCATACGAACAATCCGCAGTTGACCGCCGAAGTGCAGAACGCGCAGAAGCTCAAATCCGGTTCGGACGACCAGTGGAAGTTCGCTCCGATTCGCAAGAACGAAACCACGGCCGGCTTGAAGGGCGTCAGCATCGCCGCATGGTATCGTGGTGTCAACCGTCCGAAGGAACGCAAGGTCAGGGAGGTGATTGCCTGATGGGTAAGGATACTGGACTCTACCACCGCAACCGCTCCATCCTGCGCGAACGCACCAAGCGTACTGGGGCGCCCTGCTATTATTGCGGCGAACCGTTCTACTGGGGCCGCAACACCGCGCACCCATTGTCATTCACCGCAGACCATGTGATACCCCGCGCGGCCGGTGGCAGCGACAGGATGGACAATCTCGTGCCCGCCCACATGCAGTGCAACCGCGCCAAATCGGACCACATAGCAAGTCCCGCGACACGCCGAACGCGAACTGCGACGAGAAGGTGGTAGAATAAATACCGTTACGCAGCAATGTGTAGCTCCTCTCTTGTGATTCTGGTTTGCACAGCACCCCGTTTGACGAAAGTCAGACGGGGTGTTATGCTATGTCTTGGAGATGGTCGGTAGACAATCAGAGCTTCGTTCATCATGCCAAGACCGACCATCTCCACAAAAACGTACCGACTTGAACCGCCCAGCACAGTCGTTAAACAATGCAGGGCATACCCACGGGCGACCGTGGGGTCGAGGCGCACACAGCCGGAAACAATCGTGGTAGAGGCCGAGTCGGGGCCATGCAGAAGGCCGACACCATCCACCTCAACCACGAAAGGCAGTCATGTCCCTAGCGACAATCGAACTGAAGCCCGGCTTCGTTGACCGCAAGCTGATTTCCGAACAGCCCGCAGCCGGAGCCATCGCCAAGATTTCCAACAGCACCCCAATCGACCTCATCGGCACCCAGATGCAGACCATCGACTTCTCCGGCGAAATGGGCATCTTCGGCGAAGGCGCCACCGGCGAGACCGAAGCCGAAAAGAAGAAGTCTTCCAACGACGCCACCAACGGTGTCGTGACCATCAACCCCATCACTTTCTACATCTCCTATCGTTTCCCGAAGAAGTTCCTTCAGCTGTTCGGCGTTGACGGCGCCTACAATCCGACCGACGCCACCTTCCGCGCCGGTTCGCCGCAGACCATGCTTCAGAGCATCCTCGCGCAGCCGTATCAGGCCGGAATCCTCGACCAGTACCGCACGTATGTGAACCGCGCCATCAGCCGCGCACTCGACTTCGCCCCCATCTTCGGCGTCAACCCGGCCACCAAGGCCGCGTCCACCGTCGCACGCACCAACGGATACGTGCTCGACAAGGCCGGAGACATCAGCTACACGCCGGGCACCGGAGCGGAAGCGGCCACCGCGTTCAAGCAGGCGGTGCGTCAGGTCGCCGCACAGGGCGACGCGTCCGCGCAGGGCGTCACCACCTCCGCATACTTGGCCGCAATCGGTGACGGTCTCACCACCATTGGCACGCCGACCCAGTATGCGGCCGACGTTCCGCTCATTGGCAACATGGTCAACCTCGGTGGCGTCACCCTCGCAGCCTCCAATACCGTGTCCGACACCGCAGCGGCCACCGGCTCCGGCCAGCTGACCAAGAAGGTGCTCGATGCGGTCATCGGCGACTTCGCCAACCGTTTCGTCTGGGGAGCAATCCCGCTGTCCGGCATCGAAGTGTTCGACTCCGGCAACCCGGATAATTCCGCCGAAGGCGACTTGGGTGCAGTCAACAAGGTGATGCTCCGCACCGAAGTCGCAATCGGCTGGGGCTTCATCGGCGGAACCAGCAAGTTCTACGCCATCACCCACGCCACCGAGTGACATCATCCACACACATGGGCGGCGGAGACGCCGCCCATCCGCTGATTAAACGTCAACAACGAAAGGAATTGAGATGGGCGCAAAGCAGTCTTCCGCAAACGTGACATTCTCGAAGCCGGGCACCAGTGCCAACAAGTCCGGCTATATTTGGGTCGCCCCACTGGGCACCGCAGTCCCCGCCGACGCCACCACCGAACTGGACACGGCGTTCGTCGGCCTCGGCTACCTGTCCGAAGACGGTCTGACCGAACCGGCATCGTTCGAGCCGGGCGACGATATTGTGGCCGCTGGCGGCGATACCGTCGCACAGGCCGACCCGACGTTCTCCAAGACGTGGACGGGCACGTGCATCGAAGCCCTGAACGAAGACCTGCTTAAGGTCGCCTACGGCTCCGCCAACGTGACCGTCGAACAGGCATCCTCGTCGAAGGATGGCGTCATCACCGTCAAGGAGCAGGCCGGTGACATCGAGCATCATGTCATCGTCATCGATGAAATGCTGAAGGGTGGCCGCAAGCGTCGTAACGTGATGGCCGACGCCACCTTCCTCATCACCGGCGACATCAGCCACGTGCATACGGCTCTCGTGAACTTCGAGTTCACCATCACCGCCTATCCGACCGCCACCCAGCCCGCACAGACCCAGTACATCACCATCCCAAAAGCGTAAGCTCTCTGAATTCGACGCTGACAGTCACCGTATCCGACGATACGGTGGCTGACGGCGGCGCGATGTGGGTGGTTGGAGACTGGGGTCAAACTTCGCCATGGTCACGCGATACCGGCGTGAAGATGGTCAAGGGTGCGGATGATGTCTATACTGGCGAACTCTCTCTTCCGAAGGGCACCAAGTTCGACATCAAGATTCTGAAATCCACGGTCTCCACGACGAGTGGTGGTAATAACACTTGGTCTGCGGTCAGGTATGCCAGCACTCTAAACATATCCGCTTCGCACGATTTTGGAGAGTTCACCTCCAATCTGATTCCCAACGGCAACTTCGACGAAGGGTTTGTGAAATGGATGCCTTCCTCTGTAATTACAAAAAAACAGTGCGGCTAATAGTGCGCCAAATGTCGCAACCTTTTCGGCATCGACATCGACATCGGCAACGTCAGACGTGTTTACCATACCGCCTAATCAGACACTACGACTCACGGGGTATTGCAGGGGTTGGAATGTTGGACAATCTGGCACGGTCTTGATACAGGTTGTTTCGCCACAACAGGAAGTGTTGTCAGAATCCAAGTGGGTGATAACCTCAGACGGTGGTTGGATTGCGTTTAATGAGACGTTTGCAACAGGTGGAACACCGTTGGAATGCAGTGTCAGACTGGTAAATAACAATCCCGGCTCGACACTACTGTTCGACTCGCTCAGTCTCGTCAGTCCGTGACCAACATACCCCACGCCGACCACGGCGTGGGGTATCCTTATATAGAAAGGCAACGAAAGGAAATCCAATGACAAAACGCAAACCCACCATCACCATCGAAGACTTCAACGACGGATGGGCCGACGCCTACGCGAAACTCCTACGCAACCGCAAATTCCAGCAAGCCATCCACAGCGACAGCATGGAAGACAGCGTGGAAACCGTATGGCTCATCGACAGGCTCATGCAGGCCGTACTGACCGAAACCAAGTACGAGCAGCTTATGAACGCGGTTGACGACGACATCATCGACGCATGGGAATACCTGTCGGGAAAATTACCGACAATTACGGAATCACCGTCGAAAGACTGACCTATGCGATAAACCCAGACAAGTGGGACAGCCAAATCTTGGCCGACTTCGCAAGCCAATACGGTAGTCCACGACAATACACCATATTGGAGCGGGCGAAACTGATAGGCACGTTCGGCGCGGTCGCAAGACTGCTCGACATCATCCAACAGTCAACGCTCGCCCCCTACTCCGGCAAGGGGCGGAAACCAAAAAGCGTATTGCCGGAAAACCAGAAGAACACCAAGAAGGAGGATTACGAACTCGATTCGATGAACACTGAAGACATCGACAAGGCGTTGGGTCTTCACCGAAAGGAATAGCAGATGGCAAAGGGCAGCATCGCAACCGCATGGATACAGGTACTCCCATCGTTGGAAGGCTTGCAGTCCGCACTTGTCAAGGCAAGCAAGGGCGCGGTGCTCACCCCCGCCATCCAGCCCAAACTGGCATCCGGCACAAGCCGACTCTTCGCTTCGAACGGCTTTGGCATGTCCAGACTGTTTTCCGGCTCGTTCAATAAGAGCCTCAACCTGCAAGGCGGCGTGAAAAACGCGCTTAACGGCGTGTTCGCCTCCTTCGGTTCCAGTGGTCGGCGTTCCGCCAACGCTTTCGGCAGCGGGTTCGCAAATCTCGACCTCAGCAAGTATCTGAACGCCGCAGCAGCCATCGCAGCCGTCGCATCGGTCGGCAAAGCCGTCAAAACCGTCACGTCCGACATCATCGAAATGGGCAACCAGTGGGGTCAGACCACCGCCATGCTGAAAAACGCGGTAGGCGCCACCGGAGATTATAAAGACTCGCTCGAAACGTCGCTGGAATACGCGAACAAGGTCGGCGTCACCACGGACGATTTCATCCAGTCCGCGGCACGCCTCCGCACGCTCGCGCCGGAAGTCGTAACCAATTACGGCGACGCCGCGAAGTTCACCGAACTGCTCGACATGAACATGATTAGCACGGGCGCGTCCACGCAGGAAGCTTCCAGTGCCATGCGTCAGATTACACAGGCGTTGGGCAAGGGCATCGTCAACGGCGACGAGTTGAATTCCATCATGGAGAACTCGCCGCAAATCGCACGAATGCTCGCCAAGCATCTCAACGCTTCCGTAGGCGACCTGAAACAGTTGGGCAAGGAAGGTTCAATCAGCGGCCAAGCGCTCTACGATACGGTGCTTGAGAATGCCGGCGCCATCGAACAGCAGTTCGCCGCCATGCCCGTCACGGCGGACCGCGCGTGGAACAGCATCAAGAACACGATTGGCGCAAGGTCGGCTGAAGCCGCCACCGCATTATCCGCGAACCTCGGCAAGACGTTGACCGCCATTTCCAGTTCTGGCATGGCGGACACGTTCGGCGAAATGCTCGCAGGATTCGTGCCATTGTCGAACGCGGCCTCAACGTTGGCTTCGACATTCGTTGACCAGCTTGCGCCAGCCGTCAACAAGGCATTCAACCCGCAGCAGGTCGAACAATTCCTCTCCCCGTTGACGAATCTCATCAGCCTGAACTCGCAGAACGCCAACCTCCTATCCTCCTTGGGTGACATGTTGAACACGGTTGGCGTAGTCGGCGCCACCGCGTTCTCCCTCATGGTCGCCATGAACGACCGGTTCGCATCCCGCATCCCGTTTATCGGCAACGCACTGGTCGGCGTGAAGAACACGCTCATCAAGCTTGGTTCAGGCTTCACCGACATGTTCGGCGCGGCTGTGTCCGCCTCGTCCGCAGTCACCGACAAGCTCGCATCCATGGCCGACGCGATGGCGAAAACGCTGTCCGAATCGACGAAGGCGCAGAACGCGATAGGCAAGTTCAACGTAGCGTTCGAAGACTTGCAGTCCTACGCGTTCAGTTTCGGCGAGAAAGGCGCTGAAGGCTTCGACCTTATCCAACAGGCCGCGACCAACCTGCGGAACGGCGTAGGACAGGCGTCCGAGAATGTGAAGTTGCTTCAAAACGGTCTGAATGCGATGGGCGCCGACGCGGAAGCGCTTCCAGAAGCGTTCCTCAAAGCGTTCGAAACCCTCAACACCGAAGTGGATGCCGCCGCACGGAAGAAGGCTCCATCCCTCATCCAAGCGTTCCGCGACATTCGCGCAGCCGCCGACACCATCGTCGTGGATTCCGGCATCTACCGTTCGTTGGACACTGCCGGACAGAGCGCGGATATCTACCGTGACAAGCTCGTGCAGGTGGGCCGCGAATTCAAGGAGCTTACCGGCTTCAACATTCCCGACATGTTCCTTCCCTTGGTCGGTTCTGCCGTGTCCGCATCCGACAGCATCATGCAGACGTTCGGCAATCTGAAGGCCGGATTGTCCAACTATGCCGCGAACACGGCGCAGCAGTGGGCGCCGGTCAAGGAGATTTTCGCCGAAGTCTTCTCGAACGCCGCCGCATCTGTCAAGACGAAGATGGAAGCCATGCGAGCCGATGTCGAATCCGGCGTGCTCTCCATGGTCGAGAACGTGAAAGGCAAGGCGTCCGAGTTCAGGACGGCGTTCGATGAAATGCTGGACGTGACCGGCATTGGCAACACCATGTCCAAGCTTGGGTCGGCGGTTGGCAATGGGCTTTCCTCCGTCAAGGGCGCACTCAAGTCGTTCGGCTCCGAAGCGGCATCCATGTTGTCGGCCCCGTTCAATGGTCTTGCCGAAAAGGTTTTCGGCTCATTCAAAGGGCAGAATCCGTTCGCCCCGTTGACTTCCGCAGCTAAGACTGTCAGTGTCGGACTGTCCGCCACGGTCGGTGGCGCCGTGTCGCGTCTTGCCGGACGGTTCAGCCCGTTGGCGTCCGTCGGAAAGGCGGCGTTCGCTACCATCGGCTCCGCCGCATTGAAGGTGTCTTCCGGCGCGTTGAAGGGCTTCGGCACGGCCTTGAGAGGGGTCGGTACGGCAATCGGCAAGATTGGCGGCATCGCATCCCAGCTGGGCGTGACCGGCGCGATATTCACCGGCCTGACCACCGGATTTCAGACACTGTTCAAACTCGACCCGTCCCAGATGACGGGCAAGTTCGACGAATGGCAGAAAAGCCTCGACAACACGCTCACCGGCATCCAGACGAAACTGCCCGCCATGGCGAGCGCGTTCGCAGCCGCCCTTCCGCAGATGGTGGCGAGCGTCACCGCGGCGCTGCCGGGCATCGCCAACGCGCTCATGAGCGTTGGACAGGCGCTCGCGCCCGCGTTGATGACGATGCTGCCGCAAATCACGCAAGCGTTCTCCGACATGTTCGCCCAGCTGCCCGGCTTCATCGCCACTTACGGCCAGCCGATGCTGGAAGCGTTCGGCACGCTGTTCGCCACATTCGCCGGACAGATTCCGTCGCTCATGACCTCGCTCGGTCAGGCGTTGGTCGCGGGCGTTCAGACCGCGTTCAGCGTCATCGGCGACAATAGTGGCGCCATCGCCGGATTCATCAGCGGATTCGGCGCGTCCTTGGCTTCCGGCCTTCAGACGTTGGGCGCCACCGTGGTGGCCGCGCTCCCGTCCATCGGACAGAGCATCGCTGCCGCGCTGCCGACGCTGATTCCGGCATTGATGTCCGCGATTACCAGCGTGATAACGTCGTTGGCCGCTGCATTGCCGGGCATCGCCGTCGCCATCATCAACCAGCTTCCCGCAATCATCGGCGGCTTGGCGACTGGCATCATCAACGGTCTGCCAACGCTGCTGGGCGCCTTCATCAGCGTGGTGACTAGCATCGCCGCGAACTTCCCGAGCATTTTCAGGGCTGTTGTGGGCGCTGTTCCTGCGATTATCGGGAACATCGCCCGACCGTTCGCCGGATTGGGTGGTCGCATTCTCGGCTTTATCAGAGGCATTCCTAGCCAAATCATGGGTCTGTTCGCCGGTGCTGGCTCGTGGCTGGTCAATTCCGGCGCCTCGTTGATGAACGGTTTCAAGCAGGGTATCCTCAACGCGGTCGAAAGCGTGAAAGGCGCGGTGAAGGGCGCGTTGCAGAAGATTCGAGACTTCTTCCCGTTCTCTCCCGCTAAGGTCGGCCCGTTCTCTGGTTCCGGCTATACCAGCGTGTCGGGCGAGCATCTTATGCGAGATTTCGGCAAGGCCATCGGCGCCCAAGGGGCGTTCGTGCGCGGTCAGGTCGATGGCGTGCTCGGTTCCTTGGATTTCGACCAGATTGACGCCAGCGGTCTTGGCATGGTGTCGGCGCCGCAGCTTAAAGACTATACTGGAATGGTGTCGGCTGGCGACCAGCGGTATGCTGGCGGCGTCCACATCGACAATGTGGTGGCAAGCCCGTTGAGCGACGTGGAACTGGTGGCCCGCCGATTCGGATACGCTTTGAACAATGAGATGATTGGAAGTGTCAGACCTTGAGTACGATAACCGTCACCGTGGGTGACATCACGTTTTACGGCGATGCCGGACACGAGTTCACACTGGTGTCCATGAGCGGTTTCGACGATTTGCCGTCAGCCAAGACCGAACAGGATTCTTGGGCTAGGGCTGACGGCAACGCCATTCCCGGCACGACGTATTATGATGGGCGCACCATCACCATCAATGGATATTATGCGACCGGCACGGTCGAAGACACCGACGAGATGATGCGCCGTCTTCGCGGCATGGCTGGTCGTTTGGTTCCCGTAACCGTGCAGAAGGGCGCCGGAGTCACGTTGTCGTGCGATGCGGAACTCAGGTCGATGACCGTGGACGAATACCGGTATCGCGGTAAGGCCGCGTTCCAGATTGGACTGCTCGCCCCATCCCCCTACCTGTATGGGCCACTGCACTCGCAGACGGTCGGCGTGCCGACGGACGGCGGAGGCATCACCGACCCGCTGCTCGACCCATTGTCCGAAGGCGAGGTCGGCAATCCGGGACGTGTAGCCATCACCGGAAGCGGTTTCGCGCCGACGCATCTTGTCGTGAAAATCAGAGGCGGATTGTCGGAAGGCGTGCGCATCCACTGCATCGAGACGGGCGAAGCGGTCGAATTTCATCGTCAAATCAACCCGGACGAGACGATGGTGTTCGACTTCGACGATGAGCGCGTGCTGTTCCAGAACCAGTCCGATTTGAGTATGTTTCTCACGGAAGAGAACTGGTTCCGTCCTTCGGGTGATGCGACGATACAGTTCACTCCGTTGGGCGTGCAGTCGGGCGAGCCGACGATGGCGGTCGAATGGAAGGAGGCTTGGCGGTGAGAATCTATCTCGCAGACCTGCTTACCGGACGCCGCATCATCCCGCTTCCGCACACGTCGGCCGAGTGGGAGATGAAGCTGAACAACACGGATTCGCTCACCGTCAAAGTTCCCATCTACGCTTCGTCCGGCGATACGCGCATCCAATATATCGCCAATGATGCGCGACTGTTGGATTTGAGGAACACCGCCGCCATCGGCAAGACCGTCATGGTCGCAGAAGATGATGGGCTGACGGTCGGCGGAGTGCTCATGCGCCGCGACTATGACGCCGATTCGGGCATCCTCACCTTGGTTGCTTCAGGCATGTGGACGTATTTCGACCATAGGACGATTCTTCCCGCGAAGGCGATGGGTAGAAGCCTCATCAAGTCGGACGGTTCGCCGGACACCCAATACGACACGCACTACAAGAACGTCACATGGAATACGGTCGCGCGCAATCTCGTCGAACAGGCGATGAGCTGGCCCCACAGCAGCGTGCCGGTCGTGTTGGAAGCCGCGGAGGTCGGCAAGTCCGAAGCGAACTATCAGGCGGTCGATTTGAATTACGTCGGCGAAGTGCTGGCGAACATCACGAACTACCAGAACGGTTGCGACATCGGATTCTTCCCAACGCGCACGGCCGACGGTCTCGGCTACGAGTGGCATATGAAGACCGGCCATCCGCTGCTTGGCGGCGAAACCCACCATTTCAGCGCTTCGGCGCTACAGCCGGGCATCGCATCATTGTCCGCGACGGATGATGGCGACAAGCTCGCCTCTCTGCAATGGTTCACGTCAGGCAAATCCGATGATAAGACGCTCGTCGTATCGGCCTACACGGATGTTCTGGAAAATGCGGGAGCGCCGATTTGGGAGAGCGTGGATTCCAGCCATTCGACCGTGAAACTGCGGAACACGCTTCAGGCGTATGCGAACGAGGCCGCAGCCGTCTACTGGCAACCGGTATCGTCCACTGAGGCGAAAGTGCATCGCGGATACCTGCATTCGGTGAACCAGACGCTCGCCAACTATACGGTCGGCGATTACATCAGGTTCACGACGAAGGGCGACTGGTATTATGTGGATGGCGCGCATACGCGGCGCATCACCGGCATCAAGGCCGATGAAAGCTCGAATTGGATTACGTTCACCCTTGGTGACGTGTTCGACGGTGTGAAAGTGACGGTGGAATAGTGGAAATCGTAGTGCATCAGGGCGAGTCCGCTGACGGCATCCCCTTAGCTTCGGATGACACGGATGCTATCGACGTGAAGAATCCGGCCCAAGTGACCAACAAGCTCGTATCCACCCTGAACGAGTATGGTCGGCGCCTGCGCGAATTGGAGAAGCCTTCCGGCTCGCAGTTGACTCAGGCGATTCAGAAGGTGTTGGACATCAGCGCGAACATCGACAATACGGTGGCCGCATCAATCAACAGGAATTCCTATGACCGTGCGACCATCGACCAGAAGTGCAACGCGTGGAATTGGGGAGTGCTATCCACCGACCGTGGTGGCACGCATACGACGAACGCGTACAATAATCTGTTCACGGTCGGCCCATGGCGCGCGGTGTGGGCGTTGTCGGACGGCACGATGGGCACGTCGCAGTCCAGCCGCAAGGTGAAGCAGGATTTCATGGAGCCGGACATCACGTTGGAGCAGATGCGTTCCGTCGATTGGACGCTCTACAGGTTCATCGACGACGTGAACCGGAATGGCGATAGCGCGACCATTCATGTGGGCATGATTGCCGAAGAGTTGGATGATAACGGTTTGGGGCAGTTCGTCGAGTATAATGATGATTACGAGCCTGTTGGCATCAACTATCCGATGCTGGGCGTGTGGGCCATACATGAAACCCATCTCGCCCATGACCGTATCGACAGGCTTGAGGAACGTTTGAAAGCGTTGGAAGGAAAGATTGATAATGGCATTGAGGAATAGTATCTTCGCAGTGTCCGGCAATGCGTCGTTTATGGATGCGCGCCGCGACATGAGCGGCCTGTTCGTCTGCGATAAGACCACGATGCTGCCGATTGCCGGCATTCTCGACCGTTCGCAGGCCGATCTCGTCACCGGCAACAGCAATTCCATGAGCGTGACGGTGCATCCGTTCAACGCGGTGCTGAACCGTTACGGCGCGCTGCTTATCCAGAACGATGGCAATGTGAAAGTGCCGTTGAATGCTGCCCCGTCCGCTAATTCGCGTATCGACGTGGTGTATGTGAAGCAGCATGAGACGCGCCCGCCAATGTCGGACGATTCGGATTTTCCTGTGTTCGGCGTGGTGAAAGGCGTAGCAGCTGCGACGCCCGTGGCCCCCGGCGTTCCGTCTGGCGCTTTGGCTTTGGCTAAAGTATTGCTTCCGGCTGGCGTGTCGAACACGGCAGCGGCTGGCGTGGTCATCACGCAGACGTATATTGGTGCGGCCATGAAGGGTGACATGCTACGTGTGCAGACTTCCGCCCAGCGCGACGCGCTTACCACAGTGCCTGAAGGCACGCTGCTGCATAACGTGGCCGATAATTGCGATTATGTCAGGAAAGGCGGCAAGTGGCGTGGGTGGA